TGTCATTGACTTCGATACTAAAAATGTACTTTGTAAGACTTCTCAGATCACCACCTCTAAGGTCATCTAGACCTTGTTTGATGTCTGTGATGTGAGCCGCAAGATCTTCGATCTTTTTGTCCTGGACATGGTTGACCATTCGGAGAACGGTCTCCCTTGTGTCTGTCATCTTAACTATATAACTTAGGACTCATTTTTTTAAATCCCCGAGGGACTTCAAAATTTTCACCATGATCTTGTTATGTATCTCAAGTTGCTGACGAATCCCCACCAGGGTGCTACACACGGTGTCGCCGTCGACGGTCTCCAGGGCATTCACCAGGATAGCCCCCAGGTCAACGTCCTCGGTCTCATCTTCATCCTCGAGAAATTGAGAGAAGTCTGGCATCTCAGTCTCGGACATCTCGGTCTCGGACTCTTCGCGCTCACTGTCGGTCATTTTTGGTTACCCATATTTTTTCTTTCTTAAAAGGGCGCGTGTGTCAGGAGACTGAAAAATTTTCTTACCTATTAGTACTAAAGCAAACTATGGCGGGAGGACTTATGCAACTCGTAGCGTACGGTGCACAGGATGTGTACTTGACCGGAAGCCCTAAGGTGACTTTCTTTCAGGCGGTGTACAAGCGCCACACCAACTTCGCAATGGAGACGATCGAGCAGGTCGTGAACGGATCAGTGGGCGATGGGGCTCGTCTGTCCGTGACTGTGGCCCGTAACGGTGATCTCATCGGTGAGATGTACCTCGAGATGCTCGCCAGTGATAGTCTTGCGTACCTTTCGGACCAAGGTGGATCGTCTTTTTCAGGAGAATGGGTTGCCGAGCGTGCCGTGGCGGACGTCGAGCTGACCATCGGTGGACAGCGCATTGATAAGCACTACCAGAAGTGGTGGCGCCTGTACTCCGAGCTTTACCTCGACGAGGCGAAGCGCGTCCAGTACGGTAAGATGACCTCGGCGTCCAAGGATACCTCCAAGGTGTACCTGCCCCTGATCTTCTTCTTCAACCGCAACCCAGGGCTTTACCTCCCTCTCATCGCGCTCCAGTACCATGAAGTGCGACTTGATATTACATTGACTGCTGCGTTCGACGATTACCTGCAAACTACTGGCTTCAAGGTGTGGGGTAACTACGTGTACCTCGATACCGAGGAGCGCCGCCGGTTCGCCCAGAAGGGTCACGAGTACCTGATCGAGCAGGTGCAGCACACTGGTGTGGATACTGTGGAGGCCAACAAACCTGGTTCGGCTAAGCAGGTGCGTCTGTCCTACAACCACCCAGTCAAGGAGCTTGTCTGGTGCTTCTCCGGTTCCGGTACCAGCGCTACCCGCAATGACATGTGGGATACCACTTCCAACATCGGTTCTACCGAGCTTTCCACCATCCCCGTGTCCAGCGCTGATTCCAATTGTTACATCTCCCCCAACGTGCTCGGCGCCCCTCTGGTTCTCCAGAACGGTGTCAGCTCCAACGTGTGGGTTGAGGAGGGTAAAGTGGAAAATCCCAACTCCGTCGGTCCTCTGTCTACCTTCAAGCTGATCCTCAACGGTCAGGACCGGTTCAAGGAGCAGTCCGGTAAGTACTTCAACCAGGTGCAGCCCTTCTACCACCACAGCGGGAACCCCTACCCGGGTATCTACTCCTACTCCTTCGCGCTCAAGCCCGAGGAGCACCAGCCCACGGGTACCTGCAACTTCTCGCGCATTGATAACGCACAGGTCGCCGTGGCCCAGAAGGCTGACACCGATCGCACCACCAGCATGCACATGTTCGCCGTGAACTATAACGTGCTCCGTATCCAGTCAGGCATGGGTGGTTTGGCGTTCAGCAACTAAGTTAATTAATATACTCATTTGTTAGGGAGTTTTAAACCCTAGATAATGATTATAACGCTTCAACTTTGTTGAATGTGCTTTCGCGAATTACTACATAGATGAAATAACCATAGAATGCTAAAAACCCAATAATTAATGTTACAGCGATGACTATCTCCATCTAAGAGTATTAAAGATTTAACTCTCTAGACAATCAGATATGAGTTTCGATCACATAACAGACAAATATTCACGCGCCCTATTGTTGGATGTCTACCAGGCGATGTTCAAGTCCAATTCATGGGATGCCTTAATTGCACATGGCGATGAGACGGGGTTTCAGTATACCGACACTGCGAAACCTCTACTTAATCACATGAAACTTCTGGATCTACATTCAGGAAGTTCCATGGCATGGGTGATGTCCCACATGAAAAAGATATCCAGAATGGGTTACGTGGGGTATGTTAAAGATTTCATGAGACTACAAACTTAGTAATGAATGATGAGTTCAAGCGACTATGGGCACTACTCATATGTCAAATATGGGCAAAATATCACCTTGGACGAACCAGACCACAACAGACCTGGTCTCGTCCAACGGAAGAAGAACTCAACCCAGGATATCTATTCGGACACTACCTCATGGTCGAACCAGGTGAATTTAGAACGTGGCTCGACTATCAGCGTTGGGGTGAGAATAAGGAACTTACTGACTACCAGTGTTCATTTTTTGAATACATTAAGGAAATGGTTGACGAGATCTACCCCGATGCCGATCGAACCGAATTGGGAATGGCTCTCATTTATGGAGAGGGGACTCGCGACGACGTAGCGACGATCTTGAACCTGATGCCTTCCTCCTTTCCTTCCGCGCCCTCTGGTTCGCAGCCATCCGTGCACGAAGCGCCCTTATCTGGAGATTGATGAGATCACGTTCGCGTTTAAGTCTCTCTTCTTCCTGAACCATCTCCCAAAATGCCTTGGCTGTGATAGTGTTCATTTAATATCTAAGCAAGATTTTATAAATTCTTCAATATTATTATTACATAATAAATGTGTAAAATTATTTATTTTTTCATCATCCCAGTACCACCATTTTATTTCTAACAATTTTTCAATTTGTTCTTTTGTAAATCTATATTTTATTAATTTTGCTGGATTTCCACCAACTAAGGCGTAAGGTTCTACGTCTTTAACAACGTGACTATTATTTGCAATTACAGCCCCATCACCAATAGTAACACCAGATATAATTGTTACATTATCCGCAATCCATACATCATTACCTATAATTACATCACCCTTTGTGTTTGGATGACCTGTGCCATTAAAATTATTAAAAATGTTTGTATGTATATGACCAAATGGATAAGTGGTAACCCAATCTACTCTATGATTTCCTCCTAGATATATTTTTACATTGGTTGCTATTGAACAAAAATTACCTATTGATAATTTAGCATTATCATTAGACCATATAATTGATGGTTTTCCGTATGAATATTTCCCGACAGACATATTAAATAATAAAATTATTTATTTAAATTAGAAATGGACTTCGAAGAATTCCACGTAAGAGACGTTATGAAACTCTTGCGTGAAATCATTCTCCCGCGACTCTGTGACCTCGAACAGGAAGTTCAACTTTTGCGCAAGACCACCTGGCCCATATGCCAAGCCATGCGAGAACACTATGCGTTTAAAATTGATGAAAATGCAAACATTTCACGGCAGTTAAAGGCGCTTGTGGACCCAGAAGAATATAGTAGAATTGTTCATATGAAGGAAGAATTCAAACATCGGTACTGCGATAAATTTCGAAACTCATTATAAGGATGCCATCCTTCGGGGACATTGTGTGTGTTTTGGATCTCGCGTGCCGAAAAAGTATAGGCAAATCGATGCCAGACCAGTTGTTATCTAAAATTGTTAGAACTGCGCGGCAGCGACCAAGGCGCTACGTCCCACCCAAAGAAATACCAATAGAAGCCCCACTAAGAAAGAGACACACAAAGGCTATAGTGAAAAAGAAAGATAAGGGACCGATAAGAAAATGGAAGTTGAAGGGTGAAAGGAGAAGAAGGGGGAGATTTTAATGAATGATAATAGAAAAGATGAGTGCATTTATTGTTCCAGCAGCACTGATATTTGCTCTAAATGTAATAACAACACAACCATCTGCGCAGACAAATGACCCAACCATGAAAGCACTTAAGTTGGGTAAGATTCAAGCCAAACGCAAACGGAAGCCAAATGTTATTAAATTTACACCAAAAACACCAAAGACGCCGAAGACACTTACTTCTTCCAGTAGCCCTCGCGCTTCATGACTTCGGTGGCGATGGCCTGATCGGCCTTGACGACATCCACGGCGACATCCTCACTGGCCTTCTCGGCCTCCTCGGCGACCACGACCACAGCCGGGCGCTTGAGCATCATGAGACCGTAGGAAAGGAGACCGAAGACCACGGCGTGCAGAAGCAGACCGACGGCTGATGGGCACCCGGTGGTGGCGTTGGCAACCTTGAAGAGGCCACCGAAGATCATCTGGACCAGACGGTAGGTGGCAGGGTTCGCCACGATGAGGAACAGAAGGGCGGCCTGGAGAGAAGCCATCACCTTGGGATCACGAAGAAGCATATCGAACATCATTATACTCTTACAGCAGAAGTTTTTTCAGAGAATCCGAGAACCCTTCCATGTTATCCTCGCGAAGCTGTTTCATCAAGTTATCTACGATGAGACGGCACTCGGTGGCCAATTTGTTTCCTGTAAGAGCCTGTTCGTCCAGCTTATCCTTTAACTCATTGAACTTAGCAATGGCATCTTCCTTGCGATCAGGAATCAAGGCATCCGGAAAAATCCTGGACACAGGAACCGCCAGAAGCTCCTTGCATCGTGGAGTGAACTCAGGACGAAGACCCTCCTGAACACGGCGCCAAACGAGTACCATGACAATAATAGCAAAAATACCAATCATCCACATAGGGACCATCATCTTTTACTTATTAACCACAAAATTTTCGTCCGAACAAACGTGTTAAAGAAATGAAAACAAAGGTAAGTACGAAAAACAAACATGTCTTCTCCTGCTGTTATCAAGTTCTCTGATCTATCTCTCTCTGACGTGACCTTCTCTGACATTCGCAAGAATGCCAACAACGGAAAGACCATCTACCTCAATGGTCGTGGAAATTCCAAACTCTTTCTTCAGCTCCCCAAGATGAAGGTTCCCTTTGGTCTTGGTATCTTTGAGGATGCTAACGGCAAGGTCAGTTACAATCTGCCAATGTCTGCTGACGACCCGACCTTCGCGGACTTTCTCAAGAAGTTTGATGACTTGGTGGTGACCAAGGTCGTTGAGAATTCTGAGACTTATCTCGGAAAGGCTATGAACGAAACTGTTGTACGCGAGGCGCTCTACACTTCACTCTTCAAGGCTCCTTCTGATGATAAGTACTCCCCGATCTTCAAGACCAAGGTCATGGCTAACCAGGATGGAACCTTTGTCCCCAAGGTTTTCACTACTGACCGCGAGCCATTTGATCTCAACAAGCTCGAGAAGGGACAGTATGTGACTGCAATCGTTCATGTGGCGAGCGTCTGGTTTGTGGGTACCAAGTTTGGTGTCACGGTTCGCCTCCAGCAACTGAGAGTCACACCTTCTCAGAAGCTTACGGAGTATGCCTTTGTTGATGATGATACAGAGGACGATGATAGCTTCGGCGAGTCTGAGTAAAATCACAAACTAAAAAATGAAATAAACTAGTAGAATGGAATACAACTGTGGAAAGTTCCTGAACAAGTATGTGGATCGCAGTGATATTCAAGCTTCCTACAACCATAAAGGCTCTAAGGCCATGGTTATAGTGGAGACGCGATGTGGTTATTGGCTCCCCCTGGTCGTAAGGAATGCAGTGGATCGACTTCCTGGGTGGAATCTTTATGTTGTGGGACCCAAGAAGGTTATTGAATTTACCAAGGACCATGTTGGTGGAACCTTTATTCCAATCGTATTGGACGTTGAACATATGAACATCGCCATGTACAACTATTTGCTTATGGATGCATCATTCTGGAAAAAGTTCCGCGAAGATCATATCCTGGTATTTCAGATGGACTGCCTACTTCTCAGGGAACCAAGTGAAGATATGTTGAAGTGGGACTATATTGGACCCCTATGTGGAACCTTGAGCGAATCTGAGTTCATTATGAATGGAGGTCTGTCACTTCGCAAAAAAGATGCCATGATCAAGGCATGTGAAACATTTACCGACGAAGAACGAAAACTCCCAGAGGATGTGGCGTTCACCAAGTGCATGAGACGACAGAAGGACTTCAGTCTTCCTACCATGAGTAATTGTTTCAAATTTGGAATAGAGACACTAGGTGACATCGATACGGTAGTTGGGATTCATGGGACAGACAAATACTATGGTGTTGGAACTGGGATGTATGAAAAATTATTTGCTATTGATAAGTAAAGGATGCCTGCCTGCTTTCCTGACATGCAACCCCTGGTGATTGATCACAATCCCTTTGTTTACGTCAAGCCCAAGACGGCCGACAACCAGTTCCCAGCCAGTCACGTGACCCCGGATACCAAGTTTATGTGTAACACTTACACCAACCGCCCCACCCAGCTCCTCGCCAGGGCTCCAGGAGGGACCGCTGTGCGCTCAAGTGACCCGGTGACCAAGGTGTACCGCTACTCCATCCAGCGTCCGTGAAATCGCTCTTAAAGATTTCAGCCTTAGTATTAGCAAAATGAAGATCCAGAAGCGCGATGGATCATTTGTTGTCATGAAGTTTGATAAGATTACACAACGCCTCAAGAACTTAATGACTACAGAAATGAAGAGAGCTATCGATGTAGAACTCATTAGTCAAAAGGTTATAGATAGCTTGTATGACGGGATCCATTCCACCGAAATTGATTCTCTGGTTGCCGAAACAGCAGTCGGAATGTCCACCATTCAGACCGAATACGAAGACCTCGCTGCCAGGGTGGTGGCCAGTAGTATTCGCAAACAGATTCCAATGACCTTTTCGGATGCCATGTGGAAGTTGAGGGAAGCCGAGATCATCAGTGAAGACTTGTGGAACTCCATCGAAACCATCGGAAGATCCACGGTCAATGAAGCCATCGTTCACGCCAGGGACATGCAAATCAACTTTTTCGGCTTGAAGACCCTGGAAAAATCCTACCTCCAACGGCTCGGTGGAAAACTCATGGAGAGTCCTCAGTACCTCTGGATGCGCGTGTCCTTGGGTATTCATGGGGATGACTGGGAGAGAGCCAAGGAGACCTATGAGCTGATGTCACAGGGCTACTTCACCCACGCCACGCCCACTTTGTTCAATGCAGGAACTCCCAAACCCCAGATGAGTTCGTGCTTCTTGGTTGCCATGAAGGATGACAGCATCGATGGAATCTATAAAACCGCCCACGAGTGTGCCCAGATCAGCAAGTGGGCAGGTGGAATCGGCATGCATATCCACAATGTCCGTGGGGATGGATCACACATCAAGGGAACCAACGGAACTTCCAGCGGAATCATCCCGATGCTCAGAGTCTTCAATGCCACCGCGCGTTATGTCAACCAGGCCGGACGGAGGAAGGGATCCATCGCAGTTTACATTGAACCTTGGCACTCGGACATCGAGGCGTTTCTGGATTTGAGACTCAATCAGGGTGACGAGGAGGCGAGATGCAGGGATCTGTTTTCGGCTCTGTGGATTCCGGACTTGTTTATGGAGAGGGTTCAAGATGGTGGAAAGTGGTCTCTGTTTTCACCCGATGACACCAAGGACCTTCCAGAACTTTACGGAAATGCCTTCAAGGAAGCCTACGAACGCTACGAACAGGAAGGCAAGGCGGTGAAGACCATGGATGCCCACAGCCTCTGGCAGAGGATACTTCGCAGTCAGGTGGAGACCGGCACGCCCTACATGCTTTTCAAGGACCCGTGCAATGAAAAAAGCAATCAGAAGAATCTTGGAACGATCAAGTGCTCCAACTTGTGTACTGAAATCGTAGAGTATACAGACAAGGACGAGACGGCGGTATGCAACCTGGCTTCCATCGCACTTCCCAAGTTCGTCAATCCAAAGACCAAAAAGTTCAACTACCAGAATTTGATCGACGTGTCCCGAACAGTCACACGCAACTTGAATAAGGTCATCGACCGAAACTTTTATCCCACCGAACCCGCGCGAAAGTCCAATATGCGCCACCGACCCATTGGCATCGGAGTGCAGGGGCTGGCTGACACTTACATTCTCATGGACATGGCGTTTGATTCTGAAGAAGCCAGGGAGCTGAACCACAAGATATTCGAGGCAATCTACTATGGTTCGGTCATGGAGAGCATGGAGGAAGCCAAGAAATATGGTGCCTACGAAACGTTTGAGGGATCGCCCGCGTCCAAGGGCATCCTCCAGTTTGACATGTGGGAACCTTCAAAGTATCCACTGAACCAGAACTGGGACGAACTCAAGGAAAAGGTAAAGAAACATGGAATGCGAAACAGTTTGCTTCTGGCACCGATGCCAACCGCATCGACTTCACAGATTCTTGGGAATAATGAGTGTATCGAGCCTTACACGAGCAACATGTATCTCCGAAGAACCTTGGCTGGTGAATTTGTGGTCATCAACAAACATTTGATTAAGGAGTTGATCTCACTGGGCATATGGAACAACGATACCAAGAATGCCATCATCCGTGACAATGGTTCCGTGCAAAACCTAACCATCCCCGATGGACTCAAGGCAAAGTACAAGACCGTTTGGGAAATGTCACAGAAGACGCTGATCGACCAGGCTGCCGATCGCGGGCGCTTCGTGTGTCAGTCTCAGTCTTTGAATCTATTCTTGGAAGATCCAAACACGAGTAGAATTTCATCCATGCACATGTATGCCTGGAAACAGGGACTAAAAACGGGTATGTACTATCTTAGGACGCGCCCGAAGGCAAGGGCGGTGCAGTTCACCGTGGACCCGGTCGCCAAGGCGGCTTGCTCTATAGAGAATAAGGACGATTGTGTTATGTGTTCTGCTTAGCCATGATGTCTTTGAATTCCTTTGAATTCTTACATTCAGCCAAAAACTTAGAGCGTCCGTCACCGTTGGGGTCCATCAGTGACGCGATCAGTAGATATTCAACTGAACCTTCCTTTCTGCGCTTCCACGCATAAAAGAGGGCCATGATAAACAGACCTAGTGCGATTCCAACAAAAATCATTTTGTAGTTCA